CTGCTGCCGCACGTTGTTCAGCTTCCAACTCTTCGCCACTCTTGAATACGCTGGGGCTGACCTTCAGTATCTCTGCCGCCAACTCCGCTACCCGCCCTGTCTGGAAGCGCTGAATGACCGTGGGGTCCAGTTGCGCAAAGGGCACCAGGAACTGAATCAGTTGACTGATGGAAGCCAGTTCGCCTGAGCGCATCGCAATCGCCACCGGGTTGCTGTAGGCCACCTTGAAGTCGGCATCGAGCAGCACCTGTGGTGGCGGTGGGAGCATCCCAGAGCGCAGCATTACCGATAAGGTACGGATGACCAAGGGCCCCAGCATTTCGGCCTCCTGACGACTCACAATCGGGCCTAGAATCGAAAGCCTATCTCGCTGTCTTGCCGCAATCTCTGTGGCGCTGAAACGCAATACATCCCCATCGGCTGCCGTGGGGCCTGGTAACTCTAGTAAATCTAAAAAGAAGGTGCGGTCAATCGCTGCGCGTACCTGCCCAATCTTCGCTTCATTCAGGTCTACCCGTCCGCCGGTCTGCAAAGGCGCAATCCGGTCCTGTGGTCCCAAGCCTGCGCGGTAGTAGTTCAGTCCACCAGGAGTGGTTCTGATTGGGGCTAGGAACCCCTCGTCTGGCACTAACAACGGTGGATCGACTACCTTCTGCAGGGCAATCAGGCCGACACGCTCCATCTCGTTAATCATTCGCACATCAGGCAGCGCTTCTACGCCGGGGCCTCGCCCATAGACTTCCATCGAATTCTTTTGCCAGCGGCTGACAATGTAGGGCATCTCTTCAAAGCCGCCCTCCTGCACCACCTTGCGGCTCTCTGGGTGGATGTAGATTGACAGGAAGGGCTTCTGCTTGGAAGTCTTGCCTGGTGCATTCACACGCGGGCGAACCACATGCAACAACTCAAAGCGCTGGAACGGTTCCTTGTCGGCAGCCTTGATGATCTCATCGGGGAGCTTGTTGCCAAACTGGCGGTAGAGGCTTCTGGCGGTGTCATCAAAGCGCCGGTAGACGCTGTCCACCATGCCCGTCTTGTTTTCAGCAATGTAGGTGTGGCCCAGAAAGTACGACTTGAACACAGGCCCCATGCCCGGCTCCTGTGTCACATACATGCACCCCGTCCCAAAGGCCAACAGGTCCAGGTAAAACTCATGGGCGCTCTGGTGAAAACCACTGCGGGGGGCATTGAAGATTCCGTTGCAGCGCCTAGTGGCGTCTTCCAGCCAGAGCTGTACCTGCCGGTTTTTCATTAACTCGCGGTCTTCGGTTTCCAGGGCAAACCAGGGAACGGTAGAACTCGTCAGCGTGTTGTGCAACCCGGAGGCTGCGCGGACCAAGGCCCGGACAGCAGAGCTTTCGTAGATTCGGTCGCGCCGCTGCTCCCCCGGTGCGCGGTAGCGGTTGGTGAAGTCGGCACGCCTTGGGATCATCAGTTCGGCAATGTCCTGCCACATGTTTTCCCAGTTGCCGCGCTCTCCCTTGAGCGCTTCGTATTCCTGCACCAGTGTGTTGGCTAGTTCGCTCATACGGCATACCTGCGGCGGCTGGTTGTGTCTCCTGCACCGCCTAGAATGGTCTTTTCACGGCCATAGCGGTTGGTCAGCAGACGGCGGATGCGGCGTAGACGCTCCTCTTCAGACATCTGAGAGCCCTTGCCTGTGGCGGTTTCCAGATCACTGAAGACCTTGTCATCGCCTAGATTCGGGGCGTTGGCGTCCAAAGTCGCATTCGGCATCGGGTCAGTATTACCTCCTTCTGTGCCCTGTGTTTCGCCGGGATTCAACATCATGCCTAGCGCTTCAATCCCTGGCGTATTCCTTTCAAAATCATGAACTATTGCTTGAGCAAACTTTAGTTGTGGGTTCTTGTCTCCATAAGCTGTTGCGTACAAATCTTTGACAACTGGGACCACCTTGTCTTCTACATAGGTCGTTACCTGCTCCGCAGCATTTTCCAAGGTTGGATTGCTCTGTCCGCCTGAAATCGAAGCCCCTGCCTGCACTGCCGCTTCCTGCAGATTGCTACCTGCCTGGACTACGGTTTCTTGGATCTTTGTGCCCGTATTGATCGCTTCCTGCTGTAACTGTGTCCCTTGTTCAACTGCAGACTCCTGCAACCCCTGAACACTGATCTTCGTTAAGTCCTGGTCGGTGTTCGGTCTAGGTACATTGATGTCTTGGATTGCTTCGACCACAGGGGCCGCAAGATCCTGGTCCAGATTCGGTGTGGGGATGTTGATGTCAAAATTCCCAGAAATACCACCAAAAGTAGGTATGTTGAATACCGGAGTAGTAACCGGTGTCCCTTTGCCACCAGAAGAGCTACTGGTATTGCCGGTTGCTTGATTAACAGCACTGTCTGTTGCGCTTTGAATCTGATCAATTGCGGAATCTGCTGCTCTCTGTGCATCTTCAATGAATTTCGGTTTAGAACACATCACTCACTCCTATAAAATATTGTGACCCAATCTGTTGCCCCCCTTGGCGTTTCAGGAACTTGTTGACTCGCTCAAAATCAGACTCCGGCTTGCGGAACGTTCCATAGTAAAAAGGAACTTTGGCTTCCTTGGCAATGTGCTTCGATACTTTGTATAAATCAAAAGCAGTACGGGTCTTGCGATGAGACGGGTTGACATAACAGTAGTATTCGTAGAGTGCTACGTCCTTGGTGTACCAGTGGCTTTCTGCGCGTAGGCCCATGTGCCCCAACAGGTGGGGGCCGTCGGTGGCTTTCAGGACCACATGATGTTCAATACTGTCTGATAGAAAAGCCACACACTTGGCCTCATCCATCTTGCCAAAGGGTGCCATCTCGGTGTACATGTTGCGCAGATCCGCCATCAGGGCATCCACATCGGCAAGGGTACACTTTTCAATCATCGAACCGAACCTGCCCTCCTGGTGCCACGGGTCAGGATGGAAGTGCCACTGCGCTCGCGGACCTGACGCTTCGGTGCTTCCCGGTCAATCTGTAGGGATCGTTGCAGCTCCGGTAACTCGCCTTCAATCTCCTGCAAGCGTGTAGAGGCTCCCGCCATTGTCGCCTGCAGCTCCTGAAGCTGTGGCTCATACTGCCGGTAGTTGGTCTGCAACTGGCTGTACTGAGCGCTCAAGGCGTTGTAGCTGTCTAGGTTGGCCTGGGTCTTGTTCGCCTGAAAAGCGTCATAGGCGGCTTGTACGGTATCCTGAAAGGCCACCGCCTGATCGTAAGCGGTCTGGTAGTCCGGGTAGAGTTGCTGGTAGGCTTCCTGTGCGGAGCGTCCCGATTCCTGCAGTTGCTGGAACTCACGCTGACGCTGGCCTAGCGTGGCTCTGGGGTTGAAGTCAATTGAGCGGGCCATAGCTTTCCGGGGTGGGGTGTTTGACCCAGAAGTCAAAGGGGTCGAAGGTGCCGTCTGAGAGACTGCCCACGGCTACAGAGGGTCTGGGCTGGAAACTGTTCGTGATGGCGTATCTGAGGCTCTGTGCGGCATATCGGGTAGCACTCATCAAGTCATCGACCTTGCGCACAATCTTGCCGTCCTTCCTGTGGTACATCCGAAACTCCTGAAACCAGGTGTCGAGATGATTGAAGACCTTGAAGCGCCCTGTCTGCATCCGCGTGAGTAACGCCATGATCCCCGGCTCGACCGCAATCCCGCCTTCCGGGTTCGTGAAGTGGCTTCCCAGAAAGCGAATCCCTGCCCGCCGGTACTGTGTTGCTAGCGCCTCTCCAGAACCCTTGTCGTGGATACTGCCGTCATGCGGCCAGGCTACCGGAATCCAGGGGCCTCTGTGCTTGATTGCTTCGGCGTGTTGCAACATCCCACTGCCCTTTTCCCGATAGGCGTCATACAGGTACACCGTGTCGGTGTCCCGGTCATGAGCCAGCCAGACACAGGCCGTAGGGTGGTCAAAGCCAAAATCAATCCCCGCAATCCGCGCCCAATGCTCTGGAATCGGGAAGGCCGGGCAACTGATGTTGTCTTCCGGTACCGGGAACACTTGCCCTGAACCTAACATCGGGATGCCCTTGGAGCGCATCAACCGCTCATGCGGCGGCAACGCTGCCAGGATCTCTTCGCGTACCTCTAGGCTCAGGTGGGGCGCATCATCCCAGGTCGCCTGAATCAACGACTGTCCCGCCTTGCGCTCGTTTAAAAACATCCCCACCACGCCGGTGACGCCATTCTCTGGCGTAAAGGTCAAGGCTACCGGGCCTCCAGACTTCAACGTAGAACGCAGCGCCTGGCTATAAATCTCCTGCGGTGGCTCCTCATCCAGCCAGACATAGTCCACCGCTACCCCCATCCAGGCCGCTGGACCTGAATCATAACTCTTGAACTGCAAGCGGCTGTTGCGACCACTGACATGCTTGATGAGCGCAAAGCCAATCGCATTCGGAACGCCCGGGTTGCGCTCGGTCTTGATAATCAAGTCCCGTGGAATTGCTCCGGTCCCAAACGCATCGGGATCTCCTGACTCGCCCAACAGCTCCGCCTGCACGATGTCGCGTGTGGCGTAGTGGCTCTTGCCTGCACACCAGGCTTGAATCGGCCTCTCAAAGCGCACACCCTTCCACCAGTCCGGGTAAATCCCCGTCAGGTGATAGGCCACCTCCATTGCGCCTGAATACGTCTTGCCCGTCTTGTTCCCGGCCATCAAACAGCGCTGCCGCGCCCGGTTGCCCTGATCGTCTCGCGCCTCATGGAAGCGCAACTGAAACGGGTAGGGCTCGTAGAAGTCAAAGGCCCTGGTGCGCCGCGTCTCTTCGTACAAGTCCCGCAGCTTCAGAACCTCATCGACCTCTTCCAGCCATTGCTGCTGAACGTAGGCGTCCGCCTCTTCGTTGCGTGTCATTTCTTTTTGGTGGGCCCGTACTTCTTGAGACAGCGCCCTGCGGCCTTACACTTGC